GTACTTGATGTTGCCGGGGTTGTTGTTCCGCCAGGAACGCGAGCCGTCGCCAGAAGCGGGAGCATCCTTGCCGCCGAGCCACTTTGGAGCATGGCGCTGCCAGAGGTTGCGATCATCGCCGCCGCCACCGCCTCCACCGCCGCCCTCAGTGGGATTGAACCCGCCGACTGCGCCGACGCCCGGAATACCACCCCCGCCGCCAAACTGGTTGAGCAGGATCGAACCGGGGTTGATCCGACCCGAGATGATGGCTGAGCCGAGCTTGTCGATGAACTTGTAGATCGCGGAGACGTGCAGCCACTCATCGATCTTTTTCAGGACGTTCCAGATCGTCTCAAAGGCTGACGCGACAGCCGAGACGCGGCCGGCAAAGCCCTCCCAGAGCGAAAAGAATTTCTCGATCTTGTCGGGGTTGCGGTCGAGCCAATCCGAGATGCCCTTGATGATCCGCTCAAGGGCCGGGGCCAACTGGATCAGCAGCTTTTGGCCTAGGATCTCAACGGACGCCTGAAGCCGGGTGAGCGCCCGCTGGAACGCGGTCGCGGTCGCCGCGGCCTGATCCGAGTTCATCCCGAAGCTTTTGGCGGTTGCCTCGTACTCGGCGCGATAGCGCTTCAGCGCCTCACCCTGACGGGAGAACAGGTTGAAGTCCTGTTCTGAGATGCCGAGCATGGAGGCGTGCTGGACGCCGACCTCGTAGGGTTCCTTCTTCAGCGCCTCGACGGTGGCGAGGAGCTTGTCCACGCCCTGAAGGCTCTCGTTGACGCCGAGATCCCTCACGAACTGGCGCAGGCCGGGGTTGTTGCGCAGCGCCGTGGTGAAACTATCGACAGCCGCGCCGGCCTGCTGTGCCGTGCCACCGGTCTGCTGAAATGCGTAGCCCAGCGCCTTCAGGCTGCCGACCGACGTTCCCGACCGCTGCGCCTGAAAATAGAGATTGTCAAACGAGCCAGCGACCTTGGCGACGGCATAAGCGATGGCGGTGGCCGCGGCTGTGGCAGCGGTCGCCATCCGCGACATCGCCAGACCGAACTCACGCGAGCGCTCAATGCGCCTGCGGGCTTGCTCTCCCTCGGCTTTCTCAATCTTCTGCGCAGCCTGCGCGGCAGCGAGCGCTTCTTTAGCCCGCGCGGCGTCGCGCTGCGCGTTGATCTGGACTTCGGCCTTGGCGTTCTCGGTCTTGGCCTTGAGAACGCGAGCGTCCGCGTCGCGCACCGCCTTCTCATAGTCGGCGACCGACTTCTTGGCCGTGTCCAGCGAGGACTTGTTGACGTCAAACCCGAGGGCGACGAGGAACGACGAGATGACGTTATCCGCCATTGGGCTTCATCGCCTCATTCATCCGCCACCGGTTCTCGGCGTTGACCCGGATCGCGTCGTTGATCTCGGCGATGTCCTCAATCAGGATCACGCCGCTCTTGAGGTCGGGGTAGGTGTAATACCCCAATTCGATAGGAGCGAGATACCATTCCTCGCCGTTGGGCATCTCCACGAAGTCTACAGCCGGAAGGCTGCCCCGCCGTTGAACATCGACGGGGCTTCGAGAAAAAGCGGGTAGTAGTTGTCGTGGAGGGTGTAAGCGCAGATCGCGAGCATCAACAGGCCATTGGCGGCGATGTCATCGAACATGAACCGCTGGCCGTCCGAGGATTTTATCCTCGCCCAGCGCTCCCCGTCCTGCTTGCGCTCAACCACGGCGAGTGTGCGGTCGAGGATGTAATTCAGTTTCTCGTCTTCGAGGTTGCCGAGCCCTTCAATCACAGAGGCCGCGACGTCGCCGTTCATGCCCGTCGTCAAGCTTTCAAACATCGGCTTGATGATCGGTGAGGCGCGCCGCAGAACATGGATCTGCACCAAGCCCGGCATCTTACCCGAGCGATATGTCTCGCCCTTGATCTCGAATTCAGCCACGGATCAGCCTCAGAGTGCGAGCGAGCCGTCGCCGAGCTTGCTGTCGATGGAGCCGAAATTCATCGCCCACTCCATCGTGCCGCCGTCCTTGGCGTTGGCATTGTCGGGCAGCTTCACGATTGCGCCGCCGACGCACTGATGGTCGTCGCCCCACTGCGGGTTGGACAGAACGAGCACGCTTTGGCCCGTGTAGGCGCTGGACGACTGCTGATAGTTGTAGGCGTCCTGAAGCACGCGATTAAGCGGGCTGTTCTTTAGCAGCCGCACGACGACGCGGCCCGCCTTTGAGCAGTGCAGCGAGTGCATCCACGAGCCATCGGCGCCCGTGACCATCGACGTCTTGTCATCGATCATGCTGATCGTGATGCCCTCGTCAGCGAGCCCGCTTTCCGAGAGGATCACGGAAACGCCGGGGCCGGTAAGGGAGCACACGACATCAGCGAAGGAATAGGCGACGGGGGCGGCCATGTCTGAACCTCAGGCTTAGCGGTCCAGAAGGACGCTGATGGAGATGATGTGGACGGCGCCCGCGAGCTTGCAGCACACCTGGAACGGCACGGACTTGCGCGCGGCGCGGTCGGCCTGCGACTGCGTGGAGACGGGCGGGGCGAAAATGTAGAAGCCCGAGGTCAGGTCATCGAAGGTGCGCAGCGTGCCGACGTTCGGGCCCAGCCATCGACCGGGTGCGATAAAGCCGTTGGCGACCGCGACCGTGCAGGCGTTGGCGATGACCGTCTTGATCAGGTTCATGCCCGCGTCGGTCTGCGGGACCTTCGTCGCGGTGGTGTAGAGCAGGTTGTAGCAGTCGGTCTGAATGCGGTTCTGCAACCAGTCGGCGCCGATCCGCTCATCGATGTAGTCGCCGTTCGCCATGACGGCGGGGAAGATGATCTGCGTGCCGTTCTGCACGGCCACGAACACGTTGGTGTTCTTCGCCTTGATGGTGCCAAACTGGCTCTCGGTGATCACCTCAGGAACGATGCCGGGCTCCTGCTTGTAGGCGCCCGTGATCGTGGTGTTTGAGCCCTCGAAATCGACCGTCGCGAACCGGCCAAACAGGCTCTCGGCGGCATTCGGATCATTGCGCGAGAACTGGGTGTAGGTCCGCGAGTAGCCCGCCGTCTTGAACTGCGAGGCGAGGTCCGCGCTCGTCGTGCCGTCGATGACGTTGGCGTTCTGAAGGGTCGCGCCGAAGATGCGGCTCTGCGACGTGCTCAGGCCCTCTACGAGAGCGGCGACGGCGAGCAGGTCCGCGTCGGCGGGCGGCGTGGCGGTCGCGACCTGCACCGAGTACCAAGCGCCGGACTGATCCGCGAGCGTGGCGACGGCCGATACCAGCGTCTCAGCGGCGACGCCGGCCACAGGCGCCGAAGCGTCAAGGCTGGTCAGGTGCAGCAGCGGGCCGAGATCGGTGCCGCTCGGGGCGGTCGTGGCATAGCCGACCGAAGAGGCCGTGCCAGTCGTGCCGGAGGCGATATCGAAGCGCCCGTAGACGCCATCGTACTTCACCACCGCGTTCGGCACGACGGCTTGAAGCGCGGTCTGGATGAGCGACGCGACGCCGTTCAGGTTCAGCGCGCTCGACAGGTTGATGCCGGTGATGTTGCGCGGCGTGCCGTCGATGGCGACGCTGAGCGATCCGCTGGTGACGCTCGTGAAATTGGAGAGCAGGCGCTGCGTCGGAGACAGCGAGGCGCCGCGGATGTGGCCGCGGGTCGGAGTCTGCGCCCAGCGTCCGATGTAGAGGGCAGCCGGCTGCGGCGACTGGCTGAAATACTTGGTCGCGGCAAGGTACTCGGGCGCCGTCGTGCCGAAGTCCTGCGCCACGCCGGTCAGTGTGGTGTAGAAACGCAGACGCTCGGCAGTGTCGATCACGGCTGGCGTAGAGCCGAGGATGAGACCGATGCCGAAGTTGCGATACTGCGCCGCAATTGGCTGGATCGTCACGGAGACGCTGACGAAATCGGCGACGTTCAGGCCATTAGCCATAGCAAGCCGCCGTCGTTCGGCGCCCCTGGTGAGTGCTGCGGTGGGTGCGGTTCGACCGCGGCGCTAGGCCGGCGGCAGAGGCGTGAGGAACGGAGTGTCCATCTGCGTCACGCCCGACACGTTGTTGGCGGTCGCTCGAATGGTGCCATCCGCTTGGACGACGTTGCGGATCTCGTAGCGGCGCTCAATGACGTGCATGAGCGTGAAGGGGACGTCGTAGCGGCGGCGAAAGGTGGTGTTGACCAGCGCCGCGCTGTTGCGGAGCGTCCCAGTCGTCACGAAGCCGATGCCGTTGGCGTTGAGGTATTCCCGGTTCTGCGCGACCCACAGGGCGTCAGAAAACAGGTGCGCGAGGTTGCGGGCACGGAGGCCGTAGAACGAGGCCAGCGCTTCGACTTTCGCCGTGCTGCGCAGGACCGTGTAGCCGTCGCCGTCGCCGATATGGATCTGGCTCGGCTGGGACTGAAGCGTGCGTTCCGTCTCACCCACCGCACACCAGTCCGTCGCCTTGTCCGGCTGGTCCGGCGGGACGTCCTGATTGCGCGGGAACACCGATCCGTCAGGCAGGCCCGTGATGCCCCGCACGACACGGGTCAGGATGCGGTCGAAGTCGAGATCGGCGGCGAGGTCGGGGCCGGTTGGGAGGAGCGGGCCACCGGTCGCGGAGGTGTTGGCCATCACTGGAACGGCCGCATGTCGCTCATCTGAGCGAGCGCCCTGATGTAGCCCCTACCGTAGCGGGACCAGTCCGCAACGTCGGTCACGGTGTACTCGGCGGACTGGTAAACGATGCGATCCGCTGTCTGGCCTTCGACGCCGGACGTCAGCGGGAAGGTCGTCCAAATCTCAATGGTGGAGGCGATGTAGGTGCCGTCCGGCAGGCGCTGCATCGTCAACTCGCTGGCGGGCTGCACAACGCCAGGGA